GATAAGCAACGCAACTAAAAGCCAAAGTAACTCATAGTATCGCGCCACGTTTCTTCTGTTACGCCTTCAGCAAAGCTGCCCACCGTTTTTCTTTTGCTTACACTGTTGCGCAATTTATGCACTGGAGCAAACCATACACGCTCCAAATCAATAGCCACCATCGCAACAATGTCACAATCATCTTCAGTAAGAGGGGTTTTTTTACCCCCCTTGCTCGTCATGAATTGATATCCATAATCGGGACGATCAGAGCCTCTGCTCTTTAGGACACTTGACTTTACCTGTATGCGCCACATACGGCCTTCATACTCAGCTACAATGTCGCTTGTGCCTAAGTTGATTATGCTGCACGGAACGTGCATCTTGAGCAGCCGAAGCGCACATATATGCTCCCCGATGTCTCCTGTGGCTACTGCTGTGAATTGCTGCTGTCGCATACTTCCCCTTGACAACAATCATAAATAACCTGGTCACACTCTAAACATTGTTCATGCCCATGTACAACAATTGTTCGTAATTTATTTCCACAACGGGGGCAGTGCTTGTAATAATTTTCAGGTTTTTGATTTTTTCCCACAGTCAATTATCTCCTCGATGGTGCGGCCACACCCGATACATCTTACCCGCTCTTTATCTAGAACACACACTCCGACACACGGGCTTTTACTCATCAGCCAGCGCTCTGAACCTTGCAGTAAGTCTTTTGGCACGGTTCGGTACTTGATCAAACCAGCGGCTGTCTTCCGCCTGTGCGGCCACTTCTAGCCACGCCTTTGGGTCTTCCATAGCCTCAGCTACCGCCGCCCACATACGCTTGAATTTGTTAAAGCGCGGATAGCCCAGATTGAATGTCATGTTGCATAACGCAAGAGCCGCGTCAGGATACTTCAGGTCAAGCTCGTTGAAGTCCACTCCGACATTACTGCATAGACGTTGGCAGTCTTCGATAGTGACTGCAATGTCTAAGCTGAACACTTGACGAACCCTATCTTCCGACACCTCTGTACCTACGGGTTCCCCATACTCTGGGTCATGCTCTTTAATCAAATGACCGATTCCAAACGTGGGCAAATTTAAATGATCTAAATAAATCAAATACTTACAGCCCTCGTCTTCTGCGAGTTCTTCTCTTAACTGATCTTTGTTCATGATTACGGTTGTCCTGTTCCAAGCAGAGTTGCTGTGGCTGGATTAATGCCCAGCGCTTGCGCAACGGCTGGATTTTGTGCTGCTTGCTGGCGTATGTTAGCTACGTTTGCAGGAGGCCCGCCAACAGGCTGTGTGTTAGGGGCAAGCGGCTGAGTTACATTTACCTGACCAATGCCAGAGGCTGACACAGGTGGGTTCATGCGGCTCTGTATCTGCGATAGTTGTTGATCAAGGCCAGAGCTTTCCATTACAGCGCTAATTTGATTTTCAGCGGTATTATAACCCTCTTGTGCTAATTGACCCGGAAGCTGCGTCATAAACTGAGACATGATTCTGCCAAGAATTTCGGCTTTCTTCTTTGGGGGCAAGCCCTCAGTCAAAATTTTGTACTGGTCTAAAACCTGCTTATAATATGGTGCCGATGTAAGAAACCTTGTGAATATTCCATACTTTGCAATTTTTCCGAGGTTGTTTAATGGGCTTGCTGCAATGTTAGCCGCGACAAGATCTCCGCCTTGTGCAGACTTTGCGTTAATAGCTAAAACACGGCCAAATTTTTCCATGTCCTTACCCATTTCTTCGCCAAATATTTTTCTAAATTTTCCACCTGAAGCGGCTTCGTTAAAGCTTTTAGAAAAGTTTTTAATAGCGTTGCCATCAACAAATGTGTCGCCGCCAAAGTCACGAAGAACATTGTTCATATAGTAGGAACGAATTTTGTCCAGACTCTCTGTGTCACCTTGTTTTTTAAAGACATCAATGACAGAGCCAATAATTTGAGGCTGCGCTTTAGGATTCGCTATGTATTCTGCCGCCCCAAGGGGGTTGTCAGATAGCCTGCCGGTGTTTAGCTCTTTAAGAGTCCTGTTTGTAACAAAGTTATTTAAATCATCTTGAGCCGTCTTGACGGCACGAAGAACGCCAGCAATGCCACCTTGCGCACCGCCACCCTCTTGAACGGCTTTTAAAATAGCATCTTCAGTCATGTTGGCAGATGATGATTTTTCGATTTGTTTAGCAAGCGCTCTTATCTGACCAACATTAGACCCAAATAATGTATCTGCTGTTTTGCCTAAATCAGTAATTGATTTAGCAAAGGCTTTACCAGAAAACATTCCCGCTTCCGCGCCATCTGGAAGAGTTTTTTGCATTGCATTTTCAAGCCAACGAGTAGCAAGTAAACCGCGCAATTGTTCGGATTGTTCTTTGCTTCCAAAATCTTTTACAACTGTAATAGCTCTTTTAAGAGATTCAGGCTTTCCGTTTTTAACAAGCGCCGTCATAAAGTCTAGATTAGCTGGAATTGTTCCATCTCTTGCAATCTTCTGAAGATCCTTAATTCTAATTGCATCTTGCAAATTGTCGATTGCAGTTTGGCCGCGCTTAAAAAAGCCACGCGCTTGATTTAGACTTTCAGAGGCTTGTTTTAATTGATCTAAACCTTCTGGGCCTATGCTTTTAGCTCCAGCTTGCTGGGCATATGTCTCCAGCATTTTTGGATCAAGCATCCGGTCTATCTCATCAATAACCTTTTGCATTTCCCTTTGACCACTGGTTGATCCAGTTGCCATTTTGCCGTCATTTAATGTCTTGCGAAGATTGTAAAGTTGAAGAAATCCAGTTTTGTTTCCCCCGCGTTTATAAGCCCCTATACCTTTAATGCCGTCAATAATTGCGGCGTAATCAGCAGCAGCACTTTCTCTTCGGCCTTCGGATGTTGACCTAGCAGCGGCAATTGCACCCGCATTTTCTTTTTCTAATCTTGTAGCTATTTCTTTTAACGCTACAGTATCAATAAATTCTTTTGACCCTGTAACGGTTCCCACAAGATTTTCTATTTCAGAAAATTTTGATGCAGCGAGTGTGTCAAAGTTTTTACTTGTATCAGAAAGTATTTTGAATGCAGCTTCATCAACGTCAGCGCCTTTCATGGCGGCGTTCATAAATTGGTCTGTTGCGCCTACAAGCGTTTTTACAACCGACTCTCTTGCAGTCTTCTCTGCTGCCTGAAGCCCTTTACTGGCCTGAAACACGCCCTCAAGAACTGCCTCGCCAGCCTCTTCTTGATCAACGCCCCTTATAGAAGCTGATCTTATACGAAAATCTTCAAGAATTTTTTGCATGTTATCATAGTTATTTTTTAGGCGATCGGATGACCCGATAACCTTTTCCATAATCTTTGATTGTCTTGCTATAATTGATGGCGCACCAACAGCGCCAAGTTCTGGCGTGATTGGAACGTCAATCATTTGACCTGTTGCGGGATCCTTTATTTTATAAGTAAGGGCTTCACCAGCAGCGGCAAGATCCTCATCAGGAAGCTGCTTTGCAGATAAACCTTTTCTTCCAGCGCGAAACAGTAGTCCAGCAGCGCCAAAGGTGACATCACCTACTAATGTGATACCACCCTCTACAGCTATGTCTTTTGCAATTTCCCCAGCAGTTTGTGTGGAGACCCCAGCTAAAGCCTCAACGCCCTCCTCTACTGCCGCGCCACCCATTGCTCCTAAAACAGATCCACCAATAATCCCAAGAGGGCCAAGAGGAACACCCGCTATAGCGCCGCCAACACTACCACTGAGTTCAGGCAAAATTCCCGCCAAATCAGCAAAGTCGTAACGAGAAAATCCCTCTTCATCAATAAGTGTGTCTTTTTTAAGATCTAACCCTAGTTTTGTGCCGCCTTGCTTAGTAATAGCAAGACGACCACGCCTATCTCTAGTATAATCACCTTCACCTAGGCCATAAAGCTCTTTTAACTGCTTCTCTTCTTCAGCAGAGGTTTCGGCTCCAGACAATGATGCGCGAAGTGCAGCATTCTGAATGCCAGACTTTGTGTCAAACAATTGCTCTGTTTTGTCTCTAGCTTTTATTGATGAAGATATATCTTTAAAAGACCTTCTTCTGCCAACAAAATCAGAGCTTGAGGAGTCCTGTTGTTGCGCCCGCGCCTCTTTTATCATATCGGCAATAGCTTGAGCGTCTTCAGTGTTCCCGGCAGCGTCTGCTTTTTCCAAAGCACCAACAAGCTGTTCTATAGTCGCCATTTTAAACTTCCTTATTAAAGTCCGTATTTACCAAGAACTTTACTTTGCTGATCACTTGGCGTAAATCCACCACTTGAAGGCTGGGCTGCTTGCTGCTGATTTTGATTTTGCGCAAAAGGCCCATAATCATAGCCCATTGAATGCAGTTTATTATAAGCAGTGTCCAAGTTATCTCTTCCGCTGCTAACAATAAGGCCGTAAACAGATTCAAGCTTTTGCAAAAT